TCGGGACGACGGCGGCGGAAAAGGGTCGGTTCGCCTTCAAGCTCGGCGGCATGGTGACGGCTGGCCTTATCGAGCCGCTGGTCGCGATGGCGGCGGCTGTCGGCGCGCTCGGGGCGCCTGCGGTCGCGGCATGGTTTGACGGTGAGCCGGAAGGGCGCAAGCTCAGACGGTCGTTCGAGGCCGGCGTGGCCAAGGGCTATGATGTCGAGCCGTTGTTGCTCGACATGAAATGCGCCGGGTTCAACCGTACCGATCTGGGCAATTCGGAGCGCTGGATCGCCCGGTTCGGGCGCGACTATCTCTACACCACGTCGAAGGGCTGGCTCGGCTGGGACGGGCGGCGATATCGCGTGCTCAACCAGGAGAAGGACACCACGCCGGCGGAGGTGCTGGCGAGCGTCGTCGCAACGATCGAAGCGATCAAGGGCGAGGCCGATTTCGTGCGGGACACCGGCTGGCCGCTGACATGGCAGATCGACCCGAAGCTGTTGCTGGACGAGACCTTCGTTGATCCTCGCCAGCCCCACGGGATGGACCGCATGATCCATTCCGGGAAAAAGGCCGCGCCGCTCTCCATCAAGCTGATGGACTGGATGAACGCATCGGAATCGGCAGGGCGGATCAACTGCATCCCCGGCCTGGTGAAGCGCGACGTGACGGTCGAGCTGAGCACCTTCGACACCAACCCGATGCTGCTCAACTGCCTGAACGGCACGCTGCACTTCATTCGCGGCGAGGGCGATACGCCCGCCTCGGTCGAGCTGAGGCCGCACGATCGCGCCGATCGGCTGACGAAGGTTACGGCCTGCGATTACGACCCGGACGCGAAGGCGCCCAATTTCCGGAAGCTGATCGTGTGGGCGCAGCCGGAGCCGAGCCGCCAGCGCTATGTGCGACAGTGGATGGGCTATAACCTCACCGGAGACACCAGCGAGCAGATATTCCAGATCTGGTGGGGACCGAGCGCGGCGAACGGCAAGTCGACGGTAAGCAACGCCTGTCGCGGCGTGGTGGGCGATTATGGCGCCATGACGAAGGCGGAGACCTTCCTCGAGGTCGGGGCGAAAAAGGGCGCCGATGCCGCTTCTCCGGGCCTCGCCGTGCTGCCGAGTATCCGGCTCCTGGTCTCTGGCGAGCCGCCAAAGGATGCGAAGGTCGACGAGGCCTTGATCAATACGGTCACTGGCGGTGACGAGATGATGGCGCGCGATAATTTCCGCAGCTTCTTCTGGTTCACGCCCGCGTTCAAATGGACGCTGTCGTGCAACAAGCTGCCGCCCATCCCGCAGGGCACCGAGGGTATCTGGCGGCGCGTGAAGGTCGTTCTCTGGGAAAGCCACCTGGAGGAGCATGAGAAGGACCGATCGCTGCCGAAGACGCTGGTGGGCGAATATGCGGGCATCCTCGCCTGGATGGTGCGCGGCGCGCTCGACTGGATGGATAACGGCTTTCTGGAGCCGGACTCGGTGCGAGAGGCAACGGCAGAGTTCAAGGACGATAGCGACCCCGCCACACGCTTCCTGCGGGCCTGCACGGCCCCGGAGGAAGGTGGTTCGGTCCAGTCGTCCGCCCTCTACGCCGTGTTTGTCGCATGGGCGAAAGCGGCCGGCGAAACCGAGTGGTCGCAGGTCGGCTTCAGCAAGGCGTTAAAGGCCCGTCTGGCCAAGAAGGCTTCGAACGGCATGCATTGGCTCGGGATCAAGCTGATCCGGCAGGCGCATGATTTCGTGGACGGTGATGGGCATGTGCTCAAGCAGGACGATACGGCTGGCGACAGGCCCCCTGCCAGCCTCGCGCCGGATGACGACGATCTATTGCCGCCTTGACCCTTCCATCTGGAAGGGTGGCGGAAACATCGTGGAATGGGAAAAGGGCGGATTTCTGCGCCTGTGGAAGGGTTGGAATGGTTTGAGACGAACGATTGCGGGTGTGCGTGCGTGAGCGCGGGCGCGCATGCGCAATCACCATCAACATCATTCCAATCCTTCCAACCCTCCCGATAGATTCAACTAAGTGAGTAAAACCAATGTCTTCTGACTTCTCTATTGGCGGAAGGGTTCGCGAAGAGGCTTCCAGTGGTGGAAGCTTCATGACGCACGACATGGTGATCGAGCGGTTGCTTGAAGCCTGGGGGTTCATGCGGCGCATGCCTGATCGGGAGGCGGTGTGGTTGCGTCCTTCGGCTGGCGTTTCGTCCCTCTACGCGCAGCGGCCTCTGACTGCTCGCGACGCCTGGTCGCTATGGGGCTATGCCGAGGATGGTCCCGACAAGGATGCCCGGCCCAAGATGCCCGGCCTGCGCACGGTCGAGGTGGACCGCATGACGGTCGCGCTGAGCTGGATCGAATATGTCGACGCGCGGGACCGCAAGCTGGTGGGTGCGGTGTTGAAGCAATTGGACCAGGGTGCGGCGCGGCCATCATGGACAGCGATCGGCGCCACGCTGGGTCTGGACGTGCATCGGGAGACGCTGGCCAAGCGCTGGGATCGGGCGATCTCTCGCATCGCGCTCAAGCTCAATCGGTAAGAATGGCGGAAATCTGCAACCGGACCGCGTCAAGCGTTTTCGTGTCCGGACCTCAAAATAAACAATTCGCTCTCCGGACCTCTCTGAGCATATTTCTATGTAGGTTCGGCGAGGCGTGTGATTACGGCGCTTTGGCGGGCTTCCTCTCCCAACTAGACGGGCGGTATGACTTCGGTTGTGCCGCCCGTCTGCTTTTGAGGCGCAGGCGTGGGCAGGCTGACGGCGATGGGTGTGAGGGTTGGCGGCATGCCGGCCAAGCTCGCTCACGCGCCGAAGGTTGCCGAACAATTCTATCAATCGCCCGAGTGGCGCGCGCTGGTGCGGGACATCAAGCGCCAGCGCGGCGCCTGGTGCGAGCGGTGCGGCTCGACCGATCGCGTGATCGCTGATCACATCCAAGAGCGGAAGGATGGGGGCGCGGACCTCGACCCTGAGAACATCGAGCTGCTCTGCGGCAAGCATCACGCGGCGAAGACGGCCGCGGCGCGTGGAGCGAGGGCGCGCGGTCGCACATAGGGGGGGTGGTCGAAAGTGCCGGGGGCACGAGGCCTCCTCACCGCTGTCCCCCTCATTTGGAGATTTTTTTTGTGGCAGACGGAATTTCGGTGGTCGACCTGTTCGGCGATCCCGTCCTGCCGCGCTCTGAGGGCCGTGGAAGGCCGGAGCATCTCTGGAGCCGCGCGAATTCGAACCGGGTGCTTCTCGCCTTTGCGCGCGGGCTGAGCGTCAAGGAGGCGGCAAAGGTCATCGGGGTGTCCGCCCCCACTTTGCGGAAGGTTTATTTTTCCGAAGTCGCCAAGCGGCGGGAAGCGCAGCTCCGGCTGGAGATGACGCAGCTCGCGCGGCTCAACGCTCAGGCCGAGGCTGGGAACGTCACGGCGGAGAAGGAGCTGTTCAAGCAGCTCGACCGGCTCCGCCAGCGCGACCAAGGGCAGGCGATGGCCGCACCGGCGCCGACGGTTCGGCCCGAGCGGCTGGGCAAGAAGGCCGAGGCGGCGAAGGCGGCAGAGCAGGTCAAGGGCCTGTACGAGCCGCCCCCGCCTCCATCGCAGCTGAACTAACGCGATGCAGTGGACGACGGCCTGCCCCGACTGGGAGCAGCGCATTGTCGAGCGGCGCTCGTTGGTGCCGTTCGAGCCGCTCTTCCAGGGCGAGGCCGATGCGGCGCTTGAGGTGTTCAAGTCCCTCCGCATGGTCGGCGTGCCGCGCACCGATGGGAAGCCTGGCTGGGCGACCTTCGGCGAAGGGTGCGAGCAGTTCGTGTTCGACTTCGTCGGCGCGATCTTCGGGTCGTATGACGCGAAGCAGGGCAAGCGGTTGATCACTGAGTTCTTGTTGCTGATCAGCAAGAAGAACGGCAAGTCGACGCTGGCCGCAGGGATCATGCTGACCGCATTGATCCGCAACTGGCGGGATCTGGCGGAGCTGAGCATCCTGGCCCCGACGCAGAAGGTGGCGGGCAACAGCTTCAAGCCGGCGGCGGCGATGGTGCGCGCCGACCCGAAGCTGTCGGCGATCCTGAAGGTGATCGACCATGAGCGGACGATCAAGCACCTGGTGACAAGCGCCGAGCTGCGGGTGATCGCGGCGGACACCAGCACGGTCGGCGGGTCGCAGGCCGGCTTCGTGTTGATCGACGAGCTATGGATCTTCGGCAAGAGCGCCAGCGCAGGCGATATGTTCGAGGAAGCGACGGGAGGCCTCGCCTCGCGGCCGGAAGGGTTCGTCGTCTATCTGACGACGCATAGCAACGAGCCGCCAGCCGGCGTGTTCAAGGAGAAGCTCGACTATTTCCGCGACGTTCGCGACGGCGTGATCGACGACAATCAGAGCTTCGGCATGCTGTACGAGTGGCCGGAGCAGTTGATCGAAGATCAGGCGTATCTGAAACCCGAGAACTTCTACGTCACCAACCCGAACATCGGGCGATCGGTGACGGTCGATTACATTCGCCGGAAGCTGCGCAAGGCAGCGGCCGGCGAGGATGAGATCGACGAAGAGGACGGCGAGAAGGAAACACTGCAGGTCGTCCTGGCCAAGTACCTGAATGTCGAGATCGGGCTGAAGCTTCGCCGCGATCGCTGGCGTGGCGCCACGAACTGGGAAGCGCGCGGCGACCGGACCCTGACGCTGGAGAGCCTGCTCGCCCGGTGCGAGGTGGTTGTCGTCGGGGTGGACGGTGGCGGGCTGGACGATTTGTTCGGCCTGTGCGTCGCCGGCCGCGAGCGCGGCACCGGCCGCTGGCTCTACTGGTTCAGGGCGTGGGCCTGGCCGGAAGTGCTGAAGCGCCGCAAATCGGAGAAGTCGACGTTCAAGGGCTTCATCGACGATGGCGATCTGATCCTCTGCGGGCACAATGGCGGACCCGCACTCGACACCTGGGCGGATGATGATGCGGGCGAGCTGGCACAAGACGAAGCGGACGAGCCGGTGCCGTCCGATGGCCAGCCCAGCACCGATATCCTCGACCAGGATATCGCGGAGATCGTGGCGATCATCGAGCAGGTGAAGGACAGCGGGCTCCTGCCGGAGAAGAGCGGCGTCGGGCTCGACCCGCAAGGCGTCGGCGTGCTGGTGGACGCGCTGGCCGGAATCGAGCTGGTCCATCCGCAGGTGGTCGCGGTCGGCCAGGGCTTCCGCCTCTCTTCGGCGGTCTGGTCGCTTGAACGAAAACTGAAATTCGGCGGCGCGACCCATGACGGATCGCGGATGATGGCCTGGTGTGTGTCGAACGCCAAGGCCGAGCAAAAGGGCAACGCGGTGCTGATCACGAAACAGATGGCCGGCAAGGCGAAGATCGATCCCCTGATCGCGGGGTTCAATGCGACGAAGCTGCTGGAGGCGAACCCGATCGCGGACGGCGTGTCGGTGTATGGCGCCAACCGCGGCGTGCTGCGGGTCTGATCGGCATGGGAATGGTCCGGACCATCGCGGCGACGGTCGCGACGGTGCTTCTTGGCGCGCCGCCCGCATCGCCGCGGGCGATGGCGCCGGACGGCGGGGTGCTGATCACGACGCCTGCGGAGCTGGAAGAGGCGCTTCGCACAGGTAACGTCTCTGCGTCCGGCCAGGCCGTGACGCCGGAGACGGCGATGCGGGTCGGCGCAGTGTTCCGGTGCGTGACGTTGCGCTCCGGTGTGATTGCCACCCTGCCGTTTCAGGTCAAGCGGCGCGTCGATGACCGGACGCGCGTCAACGCGACCGACGCGCCGCTGTGGAAGGTGTTCAACCGGCGCCCGAACCGGTGGCAGAAGCCGCACCAATTCAAGCGGATGATGCAGGCGCACGTCCTGGTGCGCGGCAATGCCTACGCACTGAAGGTGTTCAATTCGCGGCGTCAGGTGATCCAACTGATCCCGCTTCACCCCGACAGGGTGGAGGTGAAGCAGCTCGACGATCTCTCCCTCGTCTATCTCTGGACCCGCAAGGACGGCCGCCAGATGGTCTTCGCGCAGGACGAGATCCTGCACCTGTATAATCTTACCTTGGACGGGTTTCGCGGCGTTACGCCGATCACCTATGCCCGCGAGACTATCGGCGCCGCTCTGTCGATGGAGCAGCACGGCGGGAAGGTTTTCAAGAACGGCGCCAACGTCGCGTCCGCGCTGAAGCATCCCAAGAAGCTGTCGACCGAAGCCTATGAACGGCTGAAGGCTGACATGGCGGATTTCCGCCAGGGCGGTGCCCGCGAAGGCGATACCATCATCCTCGAGGAGGGGATGGATTTCGAGCGGATGGGAATGTCGCTGCAAGACGCGGCGTGGATCGAAGGAAAGAATTACTCGCGCGTCGAGATCGCGATGTTCTTCGGGGTGCCTCCCCACATGATCGGCCATACCGAAGGCAACACCAAGCTGGGCAGTTCGATCGACGGCCAGACCCAGTCCTTCCTCACCTTCTGCGTCGAAGACGACCTGGTGATGTGGGAGGAAGGCTGCACGGCGGACTGTCTGAACGAAGACACCGAAGCCGACCTCTACACCAAGTTCAACCGCAACGGCCTGGTCAAGGGCGACATCAAGACCCGCGGCGACTTCTACGTGAAGATGCTGATGTGGGGCGTGTACAGCCCGAACCGGGTGCTTGAGCTTGAAGACGAAAACCCGCGTGAAGGCGGCGATATCTTTTACCCGCCTCCGAACACTGCCGGGAAAACCGGAATCGACGAACCAACATCGAAGGACCTGGAAGATGCGTAAGGCTCCCCTGGGCCGCGTCATGGCGAAGGCGCGCCCTGCCGCGCTGCCCATGCCGGCAGACCGGAAGGTGTCGGCATTTGCGCCGGCGAGCGTCTATGATCGTTATGGCGAAGACGCGGCCGGCATCCGCGCGGTCGCCGAGGGCGACAACATCATCACGATGTTCGAGGACATCGGCGAGGACTGGTGGAGCGGGGGTGGCGTCACGGCGAAGAAGGTCGCGGCGCAGCTGCGCACGATCGGCGACCGGCCTGTGGAGGTTCAGATCAACTCGCCGGGCGGCGACATGTTCGAGGGCATCGCGATCTACAATGTGCTGCGCGAGCATCCGAAGGACATCACGGTCAAGGTGATGGGGATGGCCGCATCGGCGGGCTCGATCGTCGCGATGGCAGGCGACAGGGTCGAGATCGGAGTTTCGTCCTTCATCATGATCCACAATTGCTGGGTGCTTGCGATGGGCAACCGGCATGACATGACGGCAGTCGCCGAATGGCTGGCGCCGTTCGACCAGGCGATGGTCGACCTCTATGCATTGCGCACAACGAGCAATGCCGTGGACATCGGCAAATGGATGGATGCCGAGACATGGATGTCGGGCAGCACCGCCATCGATCGCGGGTTCGCGGACGCGATCCTGCCGGCTGACCAGATCAAGCGGGATGCCGAAACGCAGGCCAGCGACCGCCAGATCAACGAGCTGCGCGCGATGGAGCTGACCATGGTCCGTGCTGGATACAGCCGGACCGAGGCGCGCGCGCGCATCAACAACATCAAGGGCACGCCCGGCGCTGCCCCGATCGCCGACACGCCGGGCGCTGTCGACACCAAGCTGGCCGGCGCACTTGCCGGTCTTCTCGAAACGATCCGAACCTAGGAGTTCATCATGAAGAAAATGTCCATGAGCTCGCTGCTGTCGGCAGCGAGGGTTTTCGCCGCGCCTTATCTCGCCAAGGCTACCCCGGTGATGGCGCTGCAGGCGCCGACTGTCGATCTCGACAAGCTCCGCGCCGGCCGGCCGCGCGCAGTGTTCG